GATGACCTTCTTCCGGGCCGTCATCCGACGGATTCGGCTGATGGCGGTCGTGTACTTAAAGTCCATCCCCAAACAGGGGTTGCTCGATGTGGACCGTGTTCTCCTGCTTGTCAACCAAGCCAAGCAGACGAGAGGCGATGTTGGCCGAGTAAACACCAGCACTTGAACCCTCCAGCATATCCTTATCGCAGGTCAGCCTTATGCGTGTAATGATTGGGGAGAATGTCTTGTGAAAGTCCGTAGTCCCCTTCCTGTAATCCGAAAGGTCATAGCAAGCCCCGTTCTCTGCAAGCCATCCTTCAAAGCCACGAAAGGTAATCGGACGCTCTTTGTCCCGGTAAACCATGACCCCATCCTTGCCGACATAGTCCTGCACCCGGTAAGGGTTGGCCTTGTTCTCGGCTCGGTACTGCTCAAACGCAGCCCATAGTTCTTCGGGGGTATTCCAAATCGGGGGTCGGCCTGCCATTAGTATTCGATTTTGTCTATCAGTTCGTCAATCTTGTCCACTATCTTCATCTTCACGGCAAATGCATTCGGTGAGTTAGAATCATCCACCGCTCCGATGCAGTCGCACAGGGTCGTAATGACCATCATGAGCGAGTCCATCCGAGCCTGCACTTGGGCTTCGTCATCCTTCGCCTTCAAGTTCCCCAAGTTCTCGGAGTTTATTTCTTGACCATGAGAGAGCCGACTTGCCACCCCAAAGGAGGTAGGAGATGTAACCGCAGTCCGAGGTGTCGTCTGCGTTGTCGTAGTAGGTTTCTGCCCGGGACAGGTAGGAGTGCATCCGCTTGATGGTTTCGACCGAGATGGCTTCCCCGTTGGCTAACTGCTGCGCCCGGACCTTGCCTGTTTGGGTAGCACACTTGTTCCCGTTCCGCTCGTTGAGTTCTATCCCTCGCTTGGCATTCGACCGAATCTCTTGGCCGTAATCGGAGTACGACTCGAACTGCTGCCTCTTGTGATTCTCCCACGTTGAGCCACAAACGGCAAGCCGTTGAGCCGTATCGGGAAACTCCGTGGTCGTTGAGTTGTTGGACATACAACGACCAATGAAGCCTTCTTTGCTTTCGTTATTGTTCGGGATTGGCAGGGGCATTCAGGGAGTGGGTTATGGTGTTTTGGTTGGCTTCGGCAAACAAGTCCGCTTGTAGGTAAATGTATTGGAGAGCCGATTTTACGCAGTCCGCACACCACCAATTTGTGGGCGGTCGTCCATGAGCGGTCAGGATGGCTTGCAGTTCTCCAACGGCATCGGGTGGTAGTCGCATCGTCAGGGAAGCGATGTACTGGTCCCAGTACTTGCGATGCTTTTGGGCCACGATGAATTGGTCGTTGGTCATTTGAAGGTCCATTCCCGAATGATTATTGCGGTGGCAGATGAGGCGAGGCCGAGGATAGGAGCCAAGTACCATTGGCAGGTCGGCAGGGTCAGCAAGACCCCAAGCCAAAACCCGAAGCAGGTCATGCACGAAAACGGCTTCCGCTTGGCGAATGGCAAAGCGTAGAACCATCCCGGCAGGACCCTGAACTCCACGACTGCAAGGGTCGCTAAGGCACTAATCAGGATTGGAAAAACCAGTATATCCATTTGCTTCGATTGCGGTTTTGATTTTGGCCTTGGCCTGTTCGATTGAGTAGATGATGGAGCGGTACGGGATGCCCGTTTCCCGGGACATGGCCTTCATATTGCCCGTCTGCATAAGAAGGTTCAGCAGTTCTTTGTCGTACGGGAAGGCCCCATCCTTGGCCCACGAATCCATCTCTTGCTTGGCGATGGCCCAAAGGTCGTCGAGCAGGGAGTCGTAGTCCTTGCTTAGTTCTTGGGTTTCGGGGTCAACCTCGACCCGCTCGTCGTGATGACGGTACTTCTTGGCGAATTGATTATTGTTGCCCCGGTACAGGTTCATGATGAGCCGAACGATGTAAAAACGCAGGTAGCCTTGGACCTGCATCTTGGTAATCTTGTCGGGGTCTTTTTCGAGCAGAATCAGGACGACCTCTTGCTCAAGGTCCTTCCAAAGCGGATTGCCCCCCGTAATCGTGAGGCAAGCCTTGCGAATTTCTCCGCTGCGATAAAGGTCAAGGACGATGCTCTCTGCGTTCACTAACGCAAAGATGGATGGGGTTCTCGCTAATGTTGCAAAAAATCCCGTGTCCTGTTAAGAACCTGTGTACGAAGGAATTTGATGTCGGGCCTTGCTCTCATGTTTTTGGCAAGGATTTCGAGGTTGTGCATGACTGTGGCGTGGTTCCTCTTGATAATTCGACCGATTTGGCAGTAGGTGTAGAGGTATTCCGAGTAGGCGATGTCTGCAAAGATGCTTCGAGCCAGCACCAGTTCTTGGGTCTTGACTTCGCTCAATATATCATCGGGGCTGACTCCGACAACCTCTGCGGTATATCCGAGAATGGTGCGTGAGATTAGGTCCATGTTAAAACGGGTTTGGGGGTAGGGGCATCCAGTGGCTCACTTCGGAGAGGAACCAAGTTTGATGCTCGTAGTGCCAACGGCCATCCCAAAGCCATGCGAGTGCTTTATTCATGTCGGTCGTGAAAATCAGGACTGGCTCGTAAGGTTCCGGCATTCGGTCCCAGCATTTTACCCATTCCATGGTCAGGCGTTTTTGGCTTGGAGGATTCGACCGAGCAGGGTCCAGTTGACGGACCAAGGCTTGATGGTTTCGGATTTGTCGGGGCGGTTGCAGTTGACGCAAGCCTTGCGGATATGGAGTTGCCAGCGTCGGAAATCGATAGGTGTGGTTTTCATGGGTTTGGGGTTTGGTTGGTAAGATTATAGGCTAACGATGGGGGAGGTTTTGTCAGCGTGTAGGCTGACGGATTAATCATTCATTATATGCTCTTGTGTATAGTTTGGTTGGGTTCACGCTGCAATTTTTCATTAATCGCATCAACAATCCATTTGCCTAAATCGTCGTGAAAACTTGCCGCTTTATCTTCATCCATTGAACTATCGGGGGCTTTAAATAGATTTTGTATTGCCCTCCATCCTCTCACGTTAGCAATTTTTTGATATTTGCCGTCTTTGCTTACACCCCAAATGGTTTGTCCGCGTTCGTCATAGGTGGCTTTTGCCCCAATAAAATCTGTTACTTTCATAGGCTTAAGGTTTGAAATAGTTTGTACGCACCGCACGAATCAGTCAGGGTCTTGACTTGCGGTCCGAATCCGTTGGAGCGGGACAGGACATACTCGCAGGCATCCCCCTTGGCCCGCACCTCAATCACCTTCCAAGGGCGGTCGTTGGTGCAAGCGGTCAGCAGGAGCAGCAGTAGCAGTCGGGCCATGGCTCAAATATACACACTTAATCAACGAATGTAGTTACTATTCACTTTTTAAATTTATCTAAATCTTTGACTGGAAGGTTCCAGCAATCGGCTTTAAAAACCCATCCATTACCACTAATATCGGGGCTTCCTTTTTTATTAAATTGAGCGTTCTTGAAAAAATCATCCTTTGATTTATAGCCCAATAAAAACCCGGTTCGCATATCTTCTAAGACCCTAACAAAAAAGTATAAATCGCACCTTTGGTTAATATTATGGTTAGAAATACTGCACAAAAAATGCTCTTGAGGATAAACGTTTGTGCTTTTGGTTTTTATTTCAACCTTAAATTCATTGATTATTAGGTCGTATTCATATTTATCTTTTCCAATAATTTTGTTATTTACGTCAAAACCTTTGTTTTTGTAATAATCAAAAACAATTATTTCACCAATAGCCCCATATTTATTTCCTTCTCCTTCTGTAAACGACCCATTAAGTTTGTCAAAAGAATACAATTCCTTGGCTCTTGCCCTTTGTTCGTTTGTGATTGGGATAATTATCATGTTCTCATAATTAAAGTTTGAAAATCCTCCACGCTTCGGATGACTTCGTACCTGTACCCTGCCTCTTGGACGACTGACTCCCACCACTTTTGGGAAAGGGATTGCTTTCCCTTATTGGCTTTGAACTCCAAGAAGATGGCTCCCTTGTCGGAGAGGTAGGTCATGTCTGCAACCCCAGCGGTCAGGCCTATCCCCTTGAGAAAATGACCGTTCGTTCGGCTTCGTGGGTTGTTGAGGTTCAGGAACAACCGCCCTTCTTCGTGGGGCCTTAGGAGTTTGAACAACTTGACGCAAGCGGCTTGCAGGGTGTATTCGGGGGTCATAG